CACAACATCTGGTTCAGTAGCATTATCAGAAAGAATACTTGAGCCAAAAGAACTTCAAGTTAATCTTGAACTATGTAAGACACAATTCCTAAATAGCTGGGAGGCATTACAATTAGGATATAGTGCTTTTGATACTATCCCAGCTTCATTCAACGATTACCTTATCTCTTATGTAGGTGGACAAGTTGCACAAGCAACTGAAACAAGTATTTGGCAAGGTGTAACTGCAACTAACGGACAATTTGGTGGATTTGGTCCAGCATTATCTGCTTCAGTAGCAGCTTCAACTGGTGTATTGCCAGTAAGAACAACTGGTGGGTCATCTGCAATCATCTCTGGTTCAATCACTTCAGCTAACGTATTATCAGTATTAAACTCAACAGTTGATACTATTCCTGATACTGTATATGGTAAGGAAGATTTATTGTTATACGTTCCAACAAACGTAGCAAAAGCTTACCAACAAGCATTAGGCGGTGGAGCACAAGGTGCAAACGGATACAACAATCAATTGAACGTTGGTGAGAAACCAATGAACTTCAATGGTGTTGAAATCGTCCTTTGTCCTGGTATGGCTTCTTCAACTATCGTAGCAGCACAGAAATCTAACTTACACTTTGGAACTGGTCTATTATCAGACTACAATCAAGTGAAGGTTTTGGATATGGCTGACATCGATGGCTCGCAGAATTTCCGTATCGTGATGCGCTATACTGCGGCTACAATCCCTGGTATATTAGGTGATATTGCTTACTACGGAGCTTATTAGTAAAACATTGGGGTAGGTAAATCTATCCTTTGATACTGGTGGGGACTAGTTCCCCACTACTATCACAAATCAAAAAAACAATACAAATTAAAATACAATAACATTATGGCTTGTAATCTAACACAAGGTAGACAAGAAGTTTGTAAGGAAAGTATTGGTGGATTACAAGGTGTATATTTTATTAACTATACAACTGGTTCATTCACTAAAAACGGTAGCGGTGAAGTTACTGCTTTACCTTCAGGTTCAACAGTCTATTTTTATCAATTAAAAGGAACATCAGCCTATACTGAAACTGTAAACTCATCTCGTGAGAACGGAACAACATTCTTTTCGCAAGAGGCAACTCTTAACTTAAAGAAGTTGACGAACGAAATGACAACACAATTAAAGTTGATGGCTTACGGCCGACCACAAGTTATCGTTTGGACAAACGCAGGAGATGCATTATTAGTAGGCGAAAAGCTTGGTGCTGATGTAACTGCTGGTACAATACAAACTGGTGGAGCATTAGGCGATTTATACGGATATTCTGTCACCCTTACGGGGATGGAACAACTTCCGGCAGCTTTCTTATCGGGAAGCTCAACAACAAACCCATTTGGGTTTTTGACATCACAACCGACAATAGTTTATAACTAAAGATAGTAGTTGGAGTAAGTAGGGAAAAATTGGGAAGCTGAAAGGTTTCCCTTTTTTTATTTGTTTATATCAGTTTTTTTTCGTAACTTTGAGTTCAGTTAAGTTTTACTGCTAATCTTATATAATACTGATAATGTATAGTTAATTTGTTATAAAGTATAGATAAATAACAGATAATGCTTTCATACTTCGGTACAGGTTCAAACTATTTCAGTATTCATACTCAACCATTTGTTTCTTCAAGTGCTAGTTTAGTATTGAATGTAGAAGATATGTATTTATTAACTACACAATCATTCACTATATCTGGTTCAGCTTTTGTATCATACAATGATTATGAAAGTATCTTATCATTCTCTTTACAACTACCAACTACTTCAGTAGCATATGAATACAGATTAGAATTAACTAATACTGGTTCTACTATCTATAATGGTACTATGCAAGTATATGCTTCACAAAGTGTAAACAAAACAGAGTATGTAAATCAAAATACCCAATATAAATCTAGACTCTCTGGTAATGAGTTTATCATAATTCAATAAGATGGATAAAAAACAAAACTTTTCGGTAGTACAATTGCAACAACAAGATGTAACTGCAGTCTTTGAGGATATAAAAACACGATACGATTGGGTACCTGTTGGTATATTAGGACAGGATGACTACTTCCAACTAATAACAGATGCCTTTAATACATCTACTACTACTTCAGCTTGTGTTGAAGGTATAGCAGATTTGATATTTGGTAAAGGGTTGTATTCAAAGAATGAAGCATTCAAAGCTATACTACCTAAACTTATACCACAAGAAGAAAGTAAAAGAGTAGCATTTGATTTGAAACTATATGGTAATGGTGCTTATCAGGTCTATTGGAATAAAGAACACACTAAAGTAATAAAGTTTTACCATGTCCCAGTCCAAAATCTACGAGCTGAAAAGATATACTCTAATCCCAGAATTGAAAACTATTTCTATTGTACTGATTGGAAAGACCAAAAGGCACAGAAACACAAGCAGAAAATACCAGTCTTTGGTACTTCAAACGAAAATGTAGAGATACTTTACATAAAGAATTACTCACCTGGTCATTACTATTACTCTTTACCAGATTGGATTGCTTCATTACAGTTTGCCTATGTAGAAGCTGATTTATCTAACTTACACTTAAACAATATAGCAAATGGGTTTATGCCAGTTGTTATGGTTAATTTTAATAATGGTGTACCTGCTCCGGAAGAAAGACAGGTAACAGAGAATATGATTGAAGATAAGTTTACAGGCAGTAGAAACGCTGGTAGATTTATGCTTTCATTCAACGATGACCCTGCCCTAAAACCAACCATAGATGTTATACAAACAGACAACCTACACGAAAAGTATCAGTATGTTGCAGATTATGCGCAAGATAGAATACTTGTAGCACATAGAGTAACTAGTCCTTTGTTGTTTGGTATTCGTACTGCCAACAATGGTTTCTCATCACAGAGTGAAGAGATGATGACAGCGTACTCTATCTTACAAACGATGACTATAAATGCATTCCAAAATGTTTTATTACAAGCAATAGATGGAGCATTAGCAGAAGGTGGTTGGGAAGATTCACAATTGTTTATTGACCAATTAACTCCACTATCTATCTTATCACAAACTGCAGAAGATACAGGACAAACAGTTGAGGATGTACAAACGGATGTAAATGAAACAATGGATAATCCAGATGTAACAGATTCTAATGACGAAAACAAAGTTATAGAACAAAAAGTAGTAAGACCATCACAAGCATTCTTCAAACAAGAGTACGAAAGATACGAAGATTAAAACAATATTATGACACAAATAGCAACTCCATTATTTATCAGCCGTAATGATATAATCAAAAACTCACCTTTGCAGGGAGCAATTGATGCTGATGCTTTATTACCATTTGTATATACAGCTCAAGTCAAATACATTAAAGATTTGCTAGGAACTGTATTATATGATTATATTGGTGCACAGATATTGGCTGGTACTACTGCTTCATTATCTGCATACTATCAAGACCTAATCAACGAACATATCAAACATACCCTAATATGGTATTCTTGTGTAGAGTATATACCATTCAGTTCAATATCGTTTAAGAGTAATGGTGCAGTTAAACATTTAAGTGACCAATCAATAGCACCATCTAAAACAGATATAGATTTTCTTACAGGTAAGTGCCAATCTAATGCAGATTACTTTGCAACAAGAATGCAAAACTACCTAATTGCTTATAGTGTACAGATTCCACAATACTTACAGAGTGTTGGTAATGCAACAATGATATTCCCTAATATGGCTAATGCTTATTTTGGAGGAATACAACTAGATTAAACTATGGCTATAACTAACAATACTGGAACTAACTTTACTTTATATTATAACGTTCTTAATTATTTTAAGACTATATCGGCTAATCACCCACAAATCCGTTTCTCAACACAAGGAGATGTATTTTCGGTGGATGAAAGAGAGTTTCCAGCATATCCTTTATCTAACATACTCATTACAAATGCAGTATTTAGTGATAAATCTACTGTCTATACTTGTCAGCTTACTGTTGCTGATAAAGTTAAAGTTCTAGCTAACCAATCAACAGATGATACTAACGCACAAACTATACCATTCTACGATGTAGATGATGTAGTTGATATACACGCCAATACTTTGGCTGTGTTGAACGATTTAACTTCTTATACACAATACTCCCAACAAGCCTTTTTGATTGAAGGAGAGACAAGCTGTGTACCATTTAGAGACCAATTTGATAATGGTTTAGCTGG